TGTGAAGCTACATCTTCAACAGATTGTGTTGTTCCACTTTCCCTAATTAAATTAATAACATTATATATTTCATTATCATCATTAATATAATCAACTTTTAAATATGGTATATCAGCACCATCATCACTAAATGTTGCAGCAGGTGAAGATGGGAATGTTGTATGTCTTGATTTAAATGTTAATTTACCATCTTTAGATATAAATAATAATCCATTTTCTGATTGTTCTACTGTTTGTAATATAGATAATGTATTACCATTTATGTTAGATAATGATTGCATTGTAGATATACCAGTTTCTATATCACGACTTGCGTCAAATTTAACTGTATCACTACTTAATATATTATTAATTAAAGTACCACTATCAGTACTTGAAAAACTAGCATTAATTAATTGAGTATTTGCTATCTTCATAAAAGCGTCATTTGCAACAAAATTAGCAAATGAGTTGTTTTTATCAGGATAGCTAAGGTTTATATCTGTTACGAAACCTACAAATAAATCTTCGTATGTACTTCCACCATCAGTTGTTGCGTCAACTCTAATAGCAATCATAGGTTCTATACCAGGGTAATAAGGACTATCTGTATTAGTATTTTCGTATTTCCTATTATTATTTAATAATCTAACTGTACAGTTACCAGTTTGAAAACTATCTAAATCTCTTGAACGACCTCTACTAATAGATATACTTTGTACATCACTTGTAACATCAGAATATGTTATAGCACCACCTAATTGTCCAGTATCTAAAACACCACGAACTAAATCATCTAAAGTAAATTCGTTTGCTGTGAAACCTACACGAACTCTAACAACTGGTGAAGCCATTATATTACTTGAATTGTTCTGTTAAGAGGTCCGTTTGCTTGTATGTATTTATTTAATGCGTTGACCACTTCATTAGGGTCTGTTACTTCTTTATTAAAGTTTACAGTCATATTTGGTACTAATGCACCTGTTAATGCTTGTGAAGTTTGTAATGCAGATTTAGATAAGTCTTGTATTGTTTCTTCAGGACTTACTGCACTAGTTCCTACAACAGATTTAACTTCTGCTGCTTGTGCAAATTTTACTTCTGCAAGTCTTCCTATTTCACCAAATCCAACATCTATACCTATTTTACTTAATAGATTTTTTGCTTTAGAAGCAAATCCATTTATTTTATCTATAAATTTATTTAATGCTCTAATAATACGATTAACCATATTTTCAAAATTTTGTGGTAGATTATTTAAAAATGGTGCAACATATTTTTGTACTATTTCAGTCATTTTTTTAAATGCTGGTGCTAAGAGTTTAAGAAGTAATGAAACTATTGCAATGATTGGTGGTGCTAAATCTGAAAATAGTTGCCCTATAGAAGCTATAAATGGTGCAACTGTTTTAATTGCTTCAGTTAAATGTGGCCCAACTTCTTGTACCATATCAATAATAACTGGTAACAACTGTTCAACTATTGGTAATAATTCTGCACCTAATGTTGCTTGTAATTCTTTAATTTTTGCTTGTGCTTGTTTAGATTTAGTTGCGAAACTATCTTGTTCAGCATTTAAATAACCTTGTGTAACTGCTGATTTTTTTGTAATTAGTTCTAATGTTGCTTGTGCTTTTTCTTGTTTGGTTAATTCACTTGCAACACTCTTACCAGTATTTGCAAATGCTTGTGCTTGAACTTCAGCTTCAGAAATAGCAATACCATAAGTTTTTAAACTTTCACGTTCACCTAGTAACGCTTTTGTCATAGCTTCTAATACTGGTTGTGTTCCACCTTGTACGTTGTTAAATGCTGCGACATCACCAGCTAAAGTTGCTAAGTTTTGTGAAAAACCAACACTAGCTTCAGCAGACATATCAATACCTTGAAGAACCATACCAGTTGTTTTTAGTAAGTCTTGAAGTTCAAATTCTGCTAATCCAGCTTTTTTACTAAAGTCCTCAATAAATGTTCCAAATTGTGGTATTGCTTCACCAAATGTAGCTTCAAATGCTGCTTCAGCTTCTTTAGCTTGTGAAGCTAAATTAACCATATCTTTACCAACAGTTACAGCTGCAACGCTTAATCCAGCAATTCCTGCTGCTGCTACTTTGCCAATACTTCCAGCAACATTACCAAAACTTTTTAATGCACCTTGGCCTTTATTTAATGATTTAACAAATTGGTCTGTTTTACCAATTATTGCTATTGATACTTTTTTCTCAAATGCCATTATTTAATTGCCTTTACTAATGTTTCATATAACCTATCGTTATATGTTTCTAATATTTTATTCTGATTATTAGCAATAGTCTTGCCTACGACATAACCACCTTTACCTAATTGATAAAATGTACTATCACCTTTATCATATTGGTTACCTATCCAAGGTTTATAATCAAACTTTGCACCAGGTCTTGAATATTTTAATGTACCTATTTGATTTCTAGGTATTGCTCTTGTTTTACCACTTCTAGTAGGAACATATTGTAACCTACGACCAAACTCCATAGATAATGTTGATGGGTATCTATCATTTGTCTTTAAATTAATTTTAGCTTCAGTTCTAGTTCCTGAAGCAGTCATACCCATAACAGATTTATTTGCTTTAGGTACAGGTTGTCTACGTCCTCTATTTCTAGCTTCTTGTAATTGTTCTTTAGCTATTTCTCTATGAAACTTTGATACAGCTTTTAACACGTCTTTATCACCATATTGATTTAATTTTTTTCTTAAATCAATTAACTGTGAATTGTCTATTGCTAAATCTGTTTTCTTAAAAGTTTTTGCCATATTACTTTTCGTGTTTTTTCTGTATTAGTTCCACTAAAGCGTCAAACATTTCCATATCTAGGTCCATTACTTCATTAGGACTTATTCCTACTTCTAAGCTAACTAAAGCTATTAGGTCAATGAACCCTTTTATGCTTTTGGGTTGTCACCTGCTAAATCAAGTTCTTCTACTTTATTTATCCAAGTGTCATAGTCTTCTGTTATGCCGTTACGTTTAGCACCTAACCAAGCAAGATATAATAGCCATTCATATCGTTGTTCTTGTTGCAATACACTTACAGCAATATTGAACTTACGCTCAAAATCAACAATATCTTTTGGTTTAATCTTAATTTCGTATTTTGTGCCGTCTTCCATAACGACAACCATATTACCCATTAGGAAGTTGCTCTCGTAATTGTACCTGAAGTAGGATAAGCCACAGACATAGTAGCTAATTCACCAACTGCATTTCCAACAGGAATGTGTTGATTAATTAATATGTTTCCACTATAGCTAGGATTTGTTGAACTTACAGCGTCACTAGTTGGTTTAATAACAAATGATGTTACAGTACCAAATAATGGCCATAATGTTGCGTCCACTTCAGAAGCAGCGAAGTCATTTTGGAACTCAATGGATAAGCTTCCATCTTTAAGCCCCCCAACTCTCTCTTGGAATGTTGAACCCATAGAAGTTGTCATAATTTCGTCAGCTGAAATTTCAAGAGTAACTGAACTAACGTGGTCAGATAAATCTACGCTGTTAATTGTTACACTTGCGTCATTTAATACAAATTTTGCCAATGTAAACTCCTTTCAAGTTACATTCTATACTTTAGTTTTAAAATTTAATTATGTGTGGTATTTAAACAAAAACCCCTGCTAGTTTTAGGGGTTCTTGTTTTATATACGTTAAGGGGGTATATAGTGTTAACCTAACTTAGTCATACTTAGTATATACCTTGTGTGACTAAGTTAGTATATTAAATCTATTTTTGATTTTCAAAACTGGTTACTTGTACAACTGTAGTACCTCTACCTTGTTCTAAAAATCCTTTATACCAATCTTTATAGAACTGTACAGGTTTATCTTTGTTTAATTCACCAGCTTCATTTCTATCAATTTCTAAAATGATTTTTAGTTTAATTTTGTCTTCTGACATTTCACTCCTTTGTTTTTTTAATGTCTATACCACTATTATATAACAAATAATTTTATTATGTGTGTGTTTTTTTAAAAATTTATTCTATGCCAATAGAAGCGTGAATATTAAAACTTGGTGTAGTTCCACTAACTGTATAGCTTAAACGCCAGTATGTATCAGAAGTTGCATTGCTATCAAATTGATAATCTGCACCGATTGCAGTTATGTCACTAAATGTTATGACATCTGTTGGACTTGTAAAACTAGAATTATCGTCTGATTGTAAAACAAAACTTATTGTTGGTGTTGATGTTCCACTTACACTTGTGCAATGTATAGCAGCATAGATTTTTTCACCACTTGATACTGCACCCAGGTTAACTCCAGTAGAAGCACCTGTTGTAGTTATAGCACCATCTATTTCAACTGTTCCTCTAACAACAACATCTGATGAATTAGATTTAGTTACGCTAAATGGTGTAATTTCACCTATTGCACCAAAAATACTGTATGTAAATAATCTTGATTTCATAAAGTAAGAAGTATTGCCTGTACCTGCTTCAGGTGTTACAGAAACAACTAATTCATTTCCTATGCTTGTTCCAAGTAATGCGTCAGGTTTATTTGCACCTGCTTCATAAAATCCGTCCATTGATAAAGTGCTATCTTTCAAGGACCCCAATTTCTCTTTAAATCCCCCACTGTTGATGGTTGTAGCGTCAAGCTCATCAGCGTTTAGTTCTAAATTGACACTTGTGATATTGCTAGATAAATCATAACCACCACTTAATACTTTACCATTTTTAAATACAAATTTGCTCATTTATTCTTCCCAAGCTTCGTTTATATCAGGTGTACTTTTATCATCAGATTTAAAAGTACCATCTGATTTTCTAGCTCTTTTCTTTTTAATTGTAGTAGGTTTTATATGACCTGCTTTAATTAATGTTTTTGCAGTTTGTTCATCATCAATAGTGATAATATCACCATTTTCTTTACCCATAATCTTTTTATGTGAAATTATTTCGTATTTCATTAACTACTTCCTATTGTATAAACTTCTATTTCTAAATTAGCACCAACACCATCTATACCATTAAGATTTACATCAGCAGCATAATTAGACATTCCAACTACTCTTGCGTCTGTATTTGCTAGTCCTAAATCTCTATTATTAAATATAACTTGTCTTACACTAGAACTGCCACTTCCTGTAATATATGCGTCTAGTTTATCTTGTGCAGTTCTTGCGTCTGCTCTTTGTACTGCAACAAGTACAGTAAATTTATATAAATCAGTTCCTCTTTGCATTGCCTGGTCAAATTCTATGTCACCAGGAAGAACTATAGCCACAGGGAAGTTTATTGCATTGTCAGGGATTGTATCATAACAACGAAGTCCATCTATTGTTGCAATTGTGGTTTTTAAACCATCACGTATTTCAGATAATGTAGCCATTTACGCAATGCCTATAGGTGTTTTCCTAAATGGTGCAATAAGTTTTGTAACTTCTCTATTTTGTTGAACACTTACAACGCCAAAGTCACTTACACCTGCAACTCCTAATGGTGCATTACGCATAGCAAATAATTCAGAAGCTAACATTAATGTAGCTTGTTTAATTTGTTGTGGTACAGAAGCATATCCCCATTTAGCTGTTATTTCTGCTCTTGGTCTATTACTTCCAATATCTAATGGCCATTCATAGTTGCTATCACTAATAAGTTGTATTTCGTAGTATGGATTTCCTGTTATACCACCTACTACGCCATTTAATGGTAAAACTTGGTAATCTGTTGATGGGACTGTTACTTCGTATGTTCCGTCATCTGTATCATCATATTTTACGATAAGTCCTGTAGTTGTAGAAATATCATCAACATTTAAATTGTATGGGTGGTCTGCAAAAAATACACGTGCTGAAACGCTATCATCTTGATAAAAATAACGACTACAATAAGCGTCTATCTGCCTACTTGCAGCGTTAATAGCGTCATCTAATAAAGTATCATCAGCTGTGTCTGTTGTTGGAATACCAACGAACTGTTTTAGTTCGTTTTGTGTACAGTAGCCGTTTACAATGGCCATTTATACTATTCCTTTATTTCAGCTTTTTTATCTACTTTTTTTTCAGCTTTAAGTTTTTTAGAAGCTGTTTCAACTTTAACACCCATATCTTTAAGTGCTTTTTTAACATCTTCAGCTCTATCAGCTTTACCTTGTAGCTCATAACCTTTAAGTTCTTTTTTTAAAGCTTCTATTAATTTGTCATTCATATAAATCTTATTCCTTTGGTTAAGTGC